GGTCGCCGAGGAATTAGGCGGGCGCATCACTCAGGCGCACGGCGGCGGCGCCGGCGCCGGTGGCGTCGTCGTGATCGGCGGCAAGGATGTCAAGCTCGAACGGATGACGATGAGCATGGCTGACAGTGAATTCCTCGCGCAGCGCCAGGACGTGTTCGACGTGACGATGGCCCTCTGGCGCGTGCCGCCGACGGTCGCGGGCATGGCGGACAAGGCTTCAAGCTGGGGCACCGGCGTCGCCGAGTTCGCCCGAGGTCTGGAGCGGTTCACGATCCGGGCCATCGCCAAGCGTTTCGAGGCCGCTATCGAGTCCGGCATCCTGCGCCACGTCAGCAGCAACCTCCAGGCGCGGTTCATCCACGACGCGATGCTCAGCGCGAGCCCGCGTGACAAGAACGCGATCCAGCGCAACAGCCTCGCGGCGGGCATGACCTCGGTAGAGCGGGTGCTGGCGCAGAACGACGAGGCGCCATTCAGCGACGACGAGACCGTATTCAGCCAGCTCGCCCAGGCCACCGACGAGGATCGCGAGGTCAGCCGGTTGACGGCGCGGGCCGCTGCGGTCACTGCGCTGGTAGCAACAGGCATCGACCCGGCGACAGCGTCGAGAATGGCGGGGCTCAGTGAGGGCAGTTGACCCAGGGCAGGGATACGGGATGCCGCTGATGATGGCCCGCGACCAGTCGGCGTTCGCGACGACGCCCGCCCGGACTCTCGACGGCGTTGTCGTGACGACGCTCTGGAGGCCGACGCCCGCTGAGCGCAGGGAGCTAATCGAGGGCGGCGCGATATTGCTCCAGGTGATTATCGGCGAAGGCGGGCACCCGCCCGTCAAACTCCAGGTGGACGGCGTCGTTGACATCGACGCGCACCGCGTCCGACACTGTGCAGGATAACGGAGATCGCGACCCATAACGTGGAGCGTGGTCTATGCGCGAGCGCAAGTCGATCCGGGCCGAGCTAAAGGCCGACGACAGCGGGGAATTCTCCGCCGTATTTCTGACCAAAAATGTGATCGACAAAGACGGCGACGTGACGCTTGACGGCGCATTCGCCGACGGCACCAAGGTCGTCGTCGGGGCGTGGCAGCACGAGATGAGCGACTTGCCTATCGGCAGCGCCACCATCCGCGAGGGCAAGGACGAGGTCAGCGTCGAGGGTAAATTTTTCCTCGACACGCCGCAGGGAGACGCCGCGCACCGCACCATCAAGGCTCTCGCGGACGAAGGGCTCGGCGAGTGGTCGTTCATCTTCAAGGCGGCCGAATTCAAATTCGGCGAGCACGATGACCAGCCGGTGCGGTTCTTGGAAAAAATCGACGTGTTCAGCGTCGACCCGGTGCTAGTAGGCGCCGGGGTGAACACCAGGACGACCGGAATTAAGGGCGGCGGCGACCTGCTGACGTTCGCAGAGCACAGCGACGCGATGGTGCAGTCGCTTAATGAGTACCTAGCGAGGGCCAAGTCACGCGCGGAGCTGCGCGGCCACGACGGGCGCTCGTTGTCGGAGGCCAACCGGGAGACACTGGGTAAGCTGGCGGACTCGCTGGCGGACATCCAGACGGCTCTGGACACGTTGACCCCTGAAGAGGTTAAAGATTCGCACCCGGCACTGATGCACGAGCTGCTTCGGTTCCGGGCATTCGAGGCACAAGGAGCTTAAAATGGCGTTCAACGTCACCATCGAGACCCCCGCGCAGATCCCTGGCTTGAGCCAGGAGCAGACGCGCAAGGCACTGTCCGAGCGGGCTAACATGCTCGCCGCAATTTTCAAAGAATCGCCCGACCTCAAATCCAGCGAGGTCACCAGCCAGTCGTTCGAGAACGACGGGCAGATGGCAACCTGGATCAAGAATGTCAACGACGAGTTGACATCCATCGGCGAGCACATGTCCACGTTCGACAACGCCAACGCCGCGAAGGCGAACGCTGAACGGGTCGCCGAGTGGCTTGACGAGCACCCGAAGGACGCCGCGAAGTTCATGCCGGGCGGCAGCCAAGCGAAAATGACCGGGCGCCCCGAGGGGTTCAAGACCATCGGGCAGGCGTTTACCGAGTCCGACGTTGCGATGGAGGCGGCGCGTCAGAAGACTCAAAAGTCGTTCGTGATGGAGGGCACCGACGCTAAGGCGTTCTTGGAGCGCAAGACCGATTTCACAACCTCGGCTGGCTGGGCGCCTGAATCGCTCCGCATCGGTCGGGTAGTGCTCGACGCACAGCGTGAGATCGAAGTCGCAGACGCGGTTCCGGTGTTCACGACCGGAATGGCTGCCGTGGTCTACATGGAGGAGACGACATTCACGAACAACGCCGCCGAGCGGAATGAGAACGCGGCATACGCTGAGGTCGCCCTGTCGCTCACTGAGCGCACGAGCACCGTGCGGTCGATTGGTGCATCCCTGCCGGTGACCGACGAGCAGATCGCCGACGTACAGGGTATTCGTTCGTACCTCGACGGGCGCCTCGTGTTCATGGTGCGGCAGCGCCTCGACGGCCAGCTCCTGACGGGTGACGGCATTGCGCCGAATCTAGAGGGCACGAACAACGTGACCGGGATTCAGACACAGGCGCTCGGCGCCGACAACCGTCCTGATGCTTTTCACAAGGCGATAACGGCGGTCAAAGTCACGGGCCGCGCCCAGCCGAACGTCGTCATCATGCACCCGAACGACTGGCAGGCGATCCGTCTGCTCCAGACCGCTGACGGCGCCTACATCTGGGGATCTCCCGCAGACGCTGGCCCGATGCGACTCTGGGGACTCCCGGTCATTTCCACCTCGGCGCAGACCGAGAACACCGGCATCGTCGGCGATTATGCCACGTATTCCGGGCTGTTCGTCCGGCAGGCGATGGAGGTCAAAACTGGCTTCGTCGATGACGATTTCCTCGATGGCCGCGTGACTATCCGCGCAGGCATCCGGGCCGCCCTCGTTCATTTCCGACCGGCTGCATTCGCAACCGTCACCGGCATCTAGCCGGTCTGAGAACTACGACACAGGGCCGGGCTTCGGCTCGGCCCTGTTACCGGTAGGAGAGCTTAATGGCTGCACCCAGCCCGATTGCGAACATAATCAACAGTCGCCCGCGTTCTTGGCAGAACGCCGGGCCTCCCACGTCCGGCACGTCCGGCACGCTCGTCAACGTCATCGACGCGGGCGGGCTCCTCTGGGACACGACCAATAGCGTGCTCTACGTCAACGAGGGCACGAAGGCGTCGCCGTATTTCACGCCGATCAACCTCGACCAGCACAACCTGTTCGGAGTTCATACTGATTTCCGTGACGGCGTAGGTAAGGCCGTCGCCGATACCGACGCGGCTGCAATCGTCGCGGGCTCCGGGCTCCGAATATTCGGACAGGGCGTCGCCGAAACCGACTCGGGCGCCGTGGCTCAGGCCGCAGGCGAGGGCAGCGCCGGGCTAATGCGAATCACCACCACCAACGAGGCGGCGCATACGCTCGCGCTCGGCATGGCGGCGGGAGTAATGCAGCCCGACCAGCACCAGATCCTCGTCATCGACGTGACCCTGACGATGGTATCCGCGATCACGGCTCGTGCCCTGTTCGTCGGTTTCCTTGGCACTGCTGCCGACGCCCTTGACCCTGCGGTCACCGGCGCCACAACGGTCGCCACGCTCGTCCAGGATGACCTATGTGGGCTCTGGATGGATGCAGGTCTGACCGATGCCGACCGCATTTTCGGCGTCCACAACAAGTCGAACGCTGCCGCGACTCAGGACTTGACCGCCGATGGCGACACGTCCACCGACCTCGCGGCTGCTAGTACTGAGCAGCGGTTCCGGGTCGAGATCGCGGCTGACGGCGACGCGACGATGTTCGTCGATAAAGCGCAGGTGTACAGCACGGCCATTGCTCTCGACATCGACGAGGAATGCTCGCCGGTCGTCTACCTGGAGAGCAACGCCGCTGCAACGAAGTCTGCCGACATTCGCCAGATCTCGATGTGGGCCAACCGTTAGCACCTAGCAGTGAGCTGGGCGGTGTGGATGGCGCCGCCCGGTTCACGTTGAAGGGAGGGCCCGATGGCCCAAGCCTATCCGATGCAGTATGACCTCAACGTGGCGGTCGCATCTGACGTTGATGCCGCCGTGGCCGCTGCTACCGACCTGCGGCTCGTCGGCTACGCCTGCCGGGAGGCAGACGGCACGCCCGCCGTGGCCGCGTTTAATATCGTCCACGCCGCGACCGGTGCCACGGGTGACAAGGTGATCCCTGTTGAGCTGGCCGCGAACGCCTCAGATCTCAAGATGTTCTGGCCTGGGATTCCGATGCCGGACGGTATCAGCGTTGACCATGTTGCCGGCACATTCGAGGTCACACTTTTCTATGTCGAAGGCCCGTAGCCGATGGCGCTGAATATCGATGAGCTGCGAAAAGTACATGGCGCCAGCGGGCACATGTACGTGAATGACACGGGCGAGCGCCTATGTCTGACCGAGGACGGCAAACTCGTGGGCGGCACTGACCCGCGCGGGCGTACGCTCCTGGTCGGTGCAGGAGGAACGATTCCCTGGTATCTCGCCGCTCAGCACGGGCTCGTCGAGCCCGAGGCGGTAGGTGCCGACTACCTGACCCTGGAGATTTCCCAGCGAGACAAGCTCAGGGTCGGCCACGCCGACCACCTAAAGCCGGTCTGGGGCTGCCCTCTCTGCCACGTCGAGCCGGACACTACATCGAATCCCGACCCCGAGCAGGTGTTCACGAGCACGGGGCAGTGTACGGCCACGACAAAGTCCGGGAATTACTGCAAACGGAGGGCCGTGGCCGATGGGCTCTGCAAATCTCACGGAGAATAAATCCGACAAGCGATTGACGGAGGACAAGGGTGCCGTTAAACCTGTACGCCCGCCCCGCCGGCCTAAAGACTGAGCTACAGCTCACGGGTCTGACATCGACCACCGACGCCACGTTTTCGACCATCATCGAGCGGGCGTCGCGGTTTATTGACGCCCAGACCTATCGCCATTTTTACAGCCGCGTTGCGACGATAGAGCTGGGCGCAGGCGGCCCGCCCGTCTGGAGTCAGCAAGAGCGGCGATACATCCACCGGCTGTTCACCGATGTCGATGTCGTCAGCGTCACGAGCCTCAAGGTCGACGAGGGTGGTGACGGCACGTTCGAGATCACGATGGCCTCAGGCTCCGACTACTGGACGTTTCCGCAGGCGTCGGCCAGCCCGACGAAACCGATCCGCGCGTTCGACATCGTTGCCGGTCGTAGCTCCGCCCCGCAGATAACGAGCTGGCCCACGTCGCCGCGTAGGGTCGAACTCATAGGGATCATCGGGTACGACCAGGAGACCACCGCAGCGGGCACCGTAGACGGCGAGATAGCGTCCAGCGTGACCGCCCTCGTGATGGACGCAGGGCACGGGATCGACGTGGGCGACACCATCATTGCAGGGTCGGAGCAGTGCTACGTGAGCGCATACGATAGCGGCACCGAGACGCTGACGATCACGCGATCTGTCAACGGCACAACAGCGGCGACGATATCAGACGGGGCGGCCATCGTTCGTCGCGTATTCCCGGCGCAGATCGTCCAGGCGACGATGCTGGAGGCGCAGCGAATCTACCTGGAAATGAACTCGGGCAACGCCGGTGTCGCGATGGTGACCGATGGCGGGCCGTCGTCGTTCCGCGCGTCCTGGCCTGCGATACTCAACACGATCCGCGACTTCCGGGTCGCGCCCGCGATGGCCGTCTGATGGCGCGCGGAGATATCAACGTCACAGTAAAGGGCAAGCTATTCGGGCGCGGCATGGTAGACGAGGTGATTGACCAGCTCAACGAAACAGTCGAGCAGGGCGCGGAGGACATTAAGCTCGGCGTGATAAAGCGGCTGCGCCGGGGCCGGGGCCGCCGCACGGGTGCGCTCGCGGAGTCGTTTGGTGATTCCCGAGTGTCCGAGGATTTGACCGCGAACGTGTCCAGCATCGGCGATGCCGAGGTGGAGGATTATTATCACCGCGTAGAGTACGGCGCCGCCCACATGGTCGGCCAGAATCAGCGCAAGAACGCGCGGCGGCGGGTGAAACGCCAGCTCGAAAAAGGGCTCACTGCAAATGAGTTGGTGGAGTTCCTGAACGGATGACTGATACAGCGAATGCGCGAGAGTCCGCATGGGCGGCGCTGGAGACGGCGATCAAGACTGTCTCGGGGATCGAGATCGTGCGGCGCCATGAGCCTCGCGTGATAGCGTCCAACCAGTTCGTCGGTGTTTCTTACATGGGCGACGAGAAAATCGCGACGACTATCGGCGGCAACGTGATGGTCTGGGCACGGTTCCGGGTGCGCTGTTACTGGTCAACGCAGGGGCTCGACCCCGGTGCTCTGGATGTCATTGAGAAACAAATATGGGATACTGACCGCGCGATACAGGCCGCCATCCGGGCCGACTCGACGCTGGGTGGCAACGTGACCGATCTCGATATCGACGACTCTAGCCAGACAACGTACCTGGAACTCGCCGATCAGGTGATGTTCAGGGTGCTCACGATCAATGTCGACCTCGCAGAATTCGAAGCGGAGAGTATCGCACCATGACCTATAACGTGATTCGTGGAGTCTCGTATGGCGACAAGCACTGGCCCGAGGGCGAGAAGATCAGCGACGGCGCTGCGCCCAAAAAGGCAATAAATGACTGGCTGAAGATCGGAGCAATTAAACGTGTCTAAGATCAACGGACTCGGTCACAAATTGTTTACCGCAGGGTACGATCTGAGCGGCGACACTGGATCGCTAGACAGCGCCAGCGGCGGGCCGAACCTGCTCGACACCACGTCCATCGAGGACAGTGTGCCGTCGAAAATTGGCGGGCGCCGCGACGGGTCGCTGGCGTTTACGTCGTTCTTCAACACGGCAGCGGGCCGGGCTCATCCAGTGCTGTC